TCAGTGTCCAAATCGAACATCAAGTTTTGCGGGAAAAAACAGGCGGCCACTTTGTGTTTTTCTTTTGTCGCGGTCTCTTTCGATTTCAAATCGTTTTCATAGACAAGTCGCAGAGCTGGTGTTTGGCAACGCCCTGCAGACAACGTATTGTTATTGTTGAGATGTTTCCACAACAGGGGTGATATACAAAACCCCACCAGCATGTCCAGTACTTGGCGGGCCTGCTGAGACCGCACCATATCCATATCGATTTTGCGCGGATTTTCGATTGCAGTTTGCAGTGCCTGTTTCGTCACTTCGTGGAAAATAATTCGCGGTGTTGTATCCACAGAGAGTCCAAATACTTCGCAAATGTGCCACGCGATGGCTTCGCCTTCTCTGTCGTGGTCCGTCGCCAATATAATGTTTTCTTTTCGAAAGGTCGATATGATTGCCTTCATCTTATCCACATGCTGCTTTTTGTCGGGATCGATCGTATACGTCGTCTCAAAATTCTTTTTTGTATTGATACTTTTCAAGTCGGCAATACAACGGATGTGGCCATTGCACGAAATGCATTTGTAGTAAGCCACGCCCAAATAGGTTTCGATGGAGCCACATTTGCTGCTCGACTCCACGATGACAAGTTTTTTATTGTGTGACATAATAAATGTTATACAATAATAGTTTTGTTTTAATTTATTTTGGAAAAGATTACTTCGACTGCGGATAAAACCATTCCAATCAAAATTCCCACAACCACTGCCGATACAAGTTGTTTAATCATTTTTCTTTTGTATATTTATGAAAACAAAGTTAACGGGCAAGCAAACTTGTCGAAATACTGTTTGCTCACTAACAGCGCATTCGGACGCCGATTCATGTATTCACAATAGTATACATAGGCGTCATATGCCGACATCGGAGTAGCGACATTCTCGTTCATTTCGTTCAACGCCATTTGTATATCCAACTGTTTATCCCACATCTTGTTTCTGATTCGATACAAATATTTGTCGTCGTCAATCTCCACATCGGGATAAAAATACTTGATAATATCCAAAATCTGTTTCTCCCCCATGTTGTTATTCCCGTCCTTCCCGCGCCACTGCTTAAACAGCGTGGCGATCTCCCCCACTTCCAACTCGATCTCGCCATCATCCGCCACCATCGTCTCCTCCCAAAACTGCAAAAACTTGCACACATTCGGTAAATACTTGCTATTAATGCCGTTAAACGCGTCTTGCTCCGCGTCGTAATGCTTCGACATTAATTCGATCAGTCTCGTCTTCAGTCTAGCGACAAAAACTACGCTCGGTAACTGATTTGACTCCAAAAAGTGCTTCCACAAGTAGTGCATGTTTTTCCAAGTAATTTGTGTCGGCTTGAATACAAAATCGTTGATCACGTCGTTGCCTAGTGTCAGTTTTCCCGAAGTCGGCGTCACTCGGATATACTCACCCACGAATTTGTCGATCAATGTTTCGGGACTCAAATTTCTCAAATAAAATACCGAGTTGATGAGCGCATCGTCGTTGCTGAACTTCATCAAATAATTGTCTGAACTCTGGTAGCGGTTCGAGTAGTGGCACGCCACGCACAAAATGTCGAGTCCGTTCTCGTTGAGCTGGGTTGTCGTTGATACTGAGGATAATAACCGGATCTGACTGTAAATGTGCTCTGCGTGGTACTTGAATTTAATTGTCTGGCACGCATTTGTCCCGAACCACGTCTGACACAAAATGTTCAGGCTGTTGATCAGCGGCTTCGCCGCCGGTGGGATAATGTGGATCATTGTCGCCTCTTTTTTCAGTATGTTGTCCCCCAAAATTGTGAGAAAATATTTCGCCTCTGCTTTGGTTGAAAACACCGCTGGATACAAACGGTTCAATACCGCCTGAATCGTTGCCGATTCGGGGATCGATTGGTATATGTGGTTGTCCTTGATTCGCTTCATGATTGTCACCTTGGTTTTTTGCTTCCAATTCATCAACATGCCGTCCTTGTTGATTGTCGACAAAATGTTGTATATCACGTTGTCTTCGCTATATTGTGTGTAATGTTCGCCGTCGTAGTGGAAAAACTGCTCGGTGCTCGGGTGGTAGAAGTAGCGGTTGTAAAAGAGAAACGACTGGATGAACACTTGTTGGTCCACCGTGAGGTCCTCTAATCGCTGGATCCGCTCTTGGTGGTTGCGGTCCATGTTCTCTAAAGTTGTTGCCAGCTGGTTGCAGATGAAGTTATAAAGTTTCGGGCCCATGTACTCATCAGCTTTGTATCTTTGGTGAATCGCCGTAATTGTTTCGATCATTTGTCCTAAACTGTCGTTCTCGATGTCCATATCCATTTTAACAATAACAATATATAAATCGCGGTTTTTATATTGTTTTTTTCGTTTTTCGTTTATCGCTTTTTACTTTAGGCTTTGCGGCAATACTTGCGAGTCTTTCCACTCACATACTTGCATTTGCCTGAACTGCGGCACTTCTTTGCGCTCTTGCCTTTGCAAGCGGCGGGATCCACCTTTACAACGCCGAACGATCCCTTAGATGCGAAAAATCCATTTTTTTCTAAACGATTATCCTTCTTGGCTTTAATCGATTTGGCCTTGCTGACCAAACGCCCGAATTTGTTCATTCTGATATCCTTCTTTGTTAAGCCGCCCGAAGTACGAAAAGCGGTTCCGTGGTAAACTTGGGCCCGAGAACCTTCAAGCTCGGAGTAAATATGTCCAGAAATGTGGTACTTGCCGTCTTCATGTCTTGTGTGCATCTTTTTTTTATATTATTACTAAAGATTTTTTATTAAATGCATGTTTTACATATCATAGTATAGTTGGATTATCTCAACGGTTTTGCTTGTTGTATTTTCCGGTGTTGTCCAATAATTGATATTTTCTTCTAAACATTTTAACCTCTCTGCCCATTCCTCTTTTTTTGATTTTTTAACAACGCATATACCTTTTTTGTCAACACCCCAACACGAACTTATGTTTGTTTCGTTTTTTGTATATTCATCCGGATTGAATCGAATAAATACTATTGGCCGGTGTCCTAAATCTTGAGACAATTCCATTGTTCGCTTATTTTCACAACTGCAGTCATAGTCGGTGTGTTGGTTTTCGTCAACTTCTACTACTATAATTTGGTAACCAAGGTCTAATAGTAAATCCGGTCGGCGCTTTGAACAACCGTCTGATACTTTTCTGTCGGCGACCCAAGTAAAATCTGGAAATTTTGTTTTCACATATTCAACTACCGCATACTCTTTGGTTTTGTAATTTCGAGTTACAGGTTTGTCGGGGAACATGTGCATGTAACAAAATAAGCAGTAGCCGTCGTATTTTTCTCTAGATACTTGTTTTGAACACCATTCGCTTTTGCAAGTTTTGATGTTTGTATGAACCATTCCGTTAAGCTTGTGTTGAGAGCAATACAATCCTATTTTTTCGCCGGGGTTGTTGAAAAATGGAATAGTATTACACTCAATACAAGTTTTGTGTCTCACGTTAATCATTTCCTCAGTTCTATGCTCTGCGCAGTACATTGATTTTTTTTCTCCGGCAATATTGAAACTTGGATTTTTTGTGCATCCTTCGTGTTTGCATTTTCTGCTTATAACATTAATCATGCAATCTTTTTTATGTGTTGCGCAATAAATACCTCGTGTTTCACCTGCATTGTTGAATAATGCTGTTGTTTTACACTCTAAGCAGGTTTTTTGAAATACATTAATCATACAATCTTTTTTGTGCGTTGTGCAATAAATTCCTCGTGTTTCACCTTCATTGTTGAATATTGCTGTTGTTTTACACTCTAAGCAGGTTTTTTGAAATACATTAATCATATCATCTTTTTTATGTGTTGCGCAATAAATTCCTTTTTTTTCGCCACATTTGTTAAAGTTTGCTTGTTTTTTACACTCTAAACAGTGTTTTGTCGTAATATAAACCATCTCATCTTTTTTGTGGTCAAAACAATATAATCCTGTTTTTTCACCTTCCTTATTAAACATAGGTATTTTGGTACACTCGATACACGGTTTACTTGTCACGTTGACCATCCCATCTGTTTTATGTGTTCCGCATAATATCGCTTTTTTCTCACCTTGATAATTATAGTGAGCTTGTTTTTTACAACCACTTTCTTTACACATATTTGTCTAAATTTTATAAAACTATTAGACAAATATTTTATATTGTTTTATATACTTAAAAATCTTCCTTACTCTTCTTCTGGGTCTTTCGTACGTATCCAAATCTGCCTTTACGAGCGAAATATCCATGTTTTTCTAAACGTCTTTCGATAGAAGCAGTTTTATGCTTTTTCGCAGACACTATACGCCCGTTCTTGTTAAAAAAAAGATCTTTCTTCGTAAGGTTCCCAGCGGTTTTGTAAGCTGTTCCGTTATACACTTGCTCGCGAGATCCAAAGAGATTCGACCAGCGTCTACCGGCAATATGGTAATAATTGTCCAATTGCCTAATCGGTTTTTTTGTCATGTTTCTCTCTCTCTATACCACACACCAAGAAATTAGTTTGTCAGAGGCGCAATTGTCCGCTGGGTCACCTTACCCTTTATTGTGCGCTGGTTTGCAGGGGTATTTACAATTTGAGAATAACGCATTTTCTGACTAATTTTCGGATTATTGGTCGAGGTTTGCACTTTACTGTACTCGATTGGTGCCCGGCTGAGACACCAAAGCCGACTCGAACGCATATTTAACATGGCAGACATGTTTATACTATATTTTTATTAATTTAATTTAATTTAATTTTTTGTTGGTTTTTAAGCAAATTTATTTTGGCACGTCTATAAGCATTGCGACTTTGATATTCTGCAAACATAAAAAATGAAACAACAATTTTAAATCCAATATGATGATTGAGTGGATACATAAATATGTGTAATATCATTTATACACGTTCTCCGTAAGTTCTTTTTTTGGATTTCTTCTTATCGTTCGCATTCGCCGGAACAGCCATCTGTAGTTCTTCTCTCAACTTCTTGTAATCCCGGTATTTCGCATCCAAGGCATCCAACTCGCGCAACCACATTTGTTCTAAAGTAGTTTGTTTTAAAACCTCGAGCTCCCTCAACGTCTCGTCCCTTTCGCGTCGCAACTTTTCCACATTCTCGCTTGTCACCGAGTCCATCGGCATTTTCACTAAATACTTGTAGTCTCCGTCAATCTTGTCAAACCCGTTCGCAAACAACATTCCATTGACGGCGTCCCCTGTCTTTCGTCTCAAATCAATCTTGTCAATCAACACATACTCGATATATCGCGCTTTATTCGTCAGTAAAAGCGCGCGATTCGCCATCTCCTCAATCAACTTGTGTTTGCGTCTCCCATATGCCTCGTATCTCACGTTGAAATAATCGTCAATCAACTGCTCTACATGCTCGTACTTTTTCAGCTTGCGCTCAGCATTAAACATGTGGATATTCGACGTCTTGATGGTTGTCGTGAGCTTCATCACCTTCTCAACCCCGCCTTCTGACGCCATTATCTCGTCCAGCTTGCCTCTCGGAAAAACCACTGTAAAGTTCACATTCACCTCGGTACACAACGACGTAAACTCCTTAATGATTGGTGCCGACTTTCTCCCGTCTTTATCCGTCGCTCCGTCCATCATTTCCTCCAACTGTTTTGTGTAGGGCATCGTCCACTTTCCTACCGGCAACTCCGTAATCACAATGGTGTCTGGTCCTAACCTCTCATATAATCCCTTGATCAAGTATTTGTCCGCCTCGATCTTTTCCACCGTGCCCTTGAATCCTTCGAAATAGGGGACCAACTCGAACATCGGTTGCCCAGTGAGGCGGTTGCGAATATTGTTGATCAAATCGCGAGGATTGTACGGCGGGATCGAACAAGAGAATCCCGTGCCAATACCCTTGATCCCATTCACTAAAGCAAAGGGAATAATGGGGACGTAAAACTCGGGTTCCACCACGGTGCCGTCGTCGTCCAAATAGCTCAAAATCGCGTCATCCGCCTCGGGAAATAGTGCTCGCGTAATCGGATTCAACATGGTGTAAATATATCTCTCCGATGCCGAGTCTTCGCCGCCTTGTAGCCTCGTTCCGAACTGACCGTTCGGCTCCAACAAATTGATATTGTTCGATCCCACGAAATTCTGCGCCATGTTTACAATCGCACCATTCAAACTCGCCTCGCCGTGGTGGTACGAACTGTTCTCCGACACATAGCCCGAGAATTGCGCGACCTTGATCTCGCTCGTCAATCGGCGCTTAAAAGCACTGTACAATATCTTGCGCAAACTGATTTTCAACCCGTCAAT